CGGGCTATGAATTTGTTAGTACCTTCGGGTGTAAAATAGTTCACATATTCTGTACCAGAAAAACGATCTTTGCTAAACTTAGTCATTTTGAGTCCTTTAGTTAACTGTCTATGTATGTATTATATAGCCAAATTGATTTATTGTCAAATTTCGGCACTATCAACTTGGTCTTTGTGGAAGGCCCTAGCGTCGGTTTCATTGTCAAAAGTCTCTAACACATCCATACCACCGAGGGGATGTGGGAACCAAACCATCCATGTACCGTCGTCATCTTGTGTGCAATGTAGTTCTACTTTTTCAGTCATAATTAACTCCGTTATTTAACTGTCTAAGAGTATATTATAGCAGAATATCCATTTATTGTCAAATTTTATGTAATATGATACAATTCATTAAAATGTTGTTCATACTTCAGTTTTTTAACTTCTGCAAGAGTACTATATGGATCTGTCCCATCAAATCTATAATGATATCTTAATGAGTCTGCACACACTATATTTAAATTAACAATATCTGTTAATTCTGTTCTCCCACATTGTAATCTTTTTTTGCACTCAATTACATTATCATTCATAAGGTCTACACCATAGATTGTTTTTAATGCTACTTCAAAATCAATCCCGTTAACCAATTTACGCCACAATACTTCTGCTAACCAATTACCATCACCACAAGCTGGATCTAATGCATTTTTTGCAGGGTTACTAAACAATTCTTCCGGCACTTGATCTAACATTTGTGATACGGCTGCTCCGGGTGTAAAGACTTCACCAGTAGACTTAACCCTAGACTGGTCACGCTCTACTCCTGACATGTATTCTCTATCAAACAAATGTAAGTATATTTTAACAAGTTCCTCCTCACTCATTTGGAAGCTACCTTTTTAGATTTTTTACTAGCACCCTTTGCTTTTGTGGGTTTTTTTACTGCCAATTTTTTTGCGGCTTTATCTTCTTTAATCCTGAGGTCTTCTTGTAAAATATTTTTTATGAGGCTAGCCTGTGCTTCCGTAAACAATAGATTATATACATCTTCATCCGAGTAAATTTTATTCATCGGTAGAGATGGTATCCATTTAATAAACAATGCATTGTAGTAGCCGCCCCAACGGAATACTTTGTCAATTAAAAACTTAATAGGAGTACTTTGTAATACACTTTGGACGCTCTCGGCCTCTTCCTTACTATTAGTAAGGACACACATACTAGCATCTGTTAAACTACAATCGTTTGTAATATCTACCTTCCAAGATCCGCTATAGCTAAAGACTGCCTTCCATTGTGAATGAAATTTGTTTTTATATTTAGTGTATAGTTTATCCTGTGCATTAGTATGGTATGCTCTACAAGGATGTGATTTAGACTGTTCCGTAGAATAGTCACCTTCTTTAATTTTATTAGGCATTGATCCTCGAGGTGTATGATAAGGATCTTCTTGTATCATATCATAGTGATTGGCTAATCTAAATTGTTTAACAATCTCGATAAATTCACTATTAGAATAGTTCAATGGGAAGCACGGATAATCAGAAAACTTGCCATTAATTACTTTATCTTTGAATATTAATTCAGTGGTTAAATTGGGATCTGATTTACTATTTTTAAGTACGTATCCAGTAAAGGTAGAACCTACATCAAAATGGTCACCTATTGTAAAATCTACTACTTCAACTTGATTGTTATCAAAATGTTTTCTGCGAATAGAACTTCCCGGCTTATCAGAATTTGTTCCTAGACTAGCCCAACTACCCGGCGTAATAAAAACTTTATATCCGTCGACATTAGTTAATCTATCACTCAACTTTAAAAACGACGGCCATAAATTATCATCATCTCTTCCGTTCTTATCGGCTTTTTGAAACGGTGGATTTGTAGCATACAAATCAAATTTAATTAATGGGTCAATGTTGTTAATGTTATTCATAATTTGTCCTTCAATATCTTTATTCATAGTATAACAGAATCCATTATCAATTCCTAGTCTTAGACTAGCAATCCTAATATTTATTGGGCTACTATCTGCGTAATAGATATATTTAGCCGGATCATATCCATACTCACATAATTTATTAGCTATGTATACTAAAAACTCACCTGTACCACAACTAGGATCAAAACTGTATGGACCTTTTGCCCAAACTTCCTCAGGAATATGTGACAACAAAGATGAAACAGCCTCAGCAGATGTAGACACATCACCCTTATCTTCTCTGTTAAATTCTTTCCAATTAATCCAATCAAAACCATTATTAATAATTTTTCTACTGGTATTGGTCAATTGATTGTTGATTTCTTCAGCTTGGAACATTTCAATAATAAAATGTTTAGCGTTTAATATTGAAGTGTTTTTATATTTCACCCCACAATGAGTCAACCAATCTACAAAAACTTCATCATCAGTGTTATTAATCAGGTCATCAATTTCAGTGTATTGTCCTTTTGACAAAATCACCAATAAAGGCAACATACTAGAAATTGTCATTCCTTGTTTTTTTAGATCTGCCAATGGATCTTTTTCAATATTAATTGATGTAGTAGAAGGGGACCTGGGCACTGCTGGCCCGTTCTTGCCTGCATTAGGATCTCTTTCAGGTGTTTTGCTTTCTTCTGATTTGTCTACTCCGGCTAAGAATTCAGCCGCTTTTAATAGACCGGCTTCATCAAGGTTACTTTCTTTCTTATAACCTTCTTTTAAGGAACATTCTTGATAAGCAGATATTGTTTCTTCCCAAGATTCCTCTGTGGCATCAAATGAACTTAATCTATAAATAGGGACTAAGTTATATAACTCTTTTCCTTGACTATCTATTTTTTTACCATTAGCTCTTGATCGGATAATGTTATAACGCATTATACTAGCACGATATGGATTACAATCATATACATCAAACCACTCTTTGGCAGTGTTTTGACCACGTAGCATAAGTTGCAACCCAACTTTAAAATCTGTATAATCGTCCCAGCGTACTACTGCACTCCATGGAGCTTTAGAACCTCTCAGCATTCTACCAATTGTAATAAAGATAGTACGTTTTAAACGTGCCATTTCATTATTAACATCCTCTTCAATAATGCCTGCACTTCCGAAGTCATTTGCTAGTAATGGCTTGTGCTGTGAGGTAATCTTACCTTGTAAAATAAGATTTTTTAGAGCGGCGCCGGATTTTTTGCCAGGCATAGTCCAAAAAATATGATCGTGATCTATTGGCGCCGGCATGCCGGACATATTAATCCAGTTATAATATTGATTGAATGCCGCTATAACTTCTGCCGGATTTTTAAATTCAACAATTGATCCCTTTCCGTTATCCCACCTTGATAGACCATCAATTCCCGTTTTAATTCCACCGGTGCCGTTTAGTACAGCACATAAGTTAAGTTGTCTGCGACTAAGTCCTTTAGCATCTAATTCGTCACTGGTAAGATTAGAAAACGGTAAATCATTAATAGATGATTTATGTAAACGTAATTTACTACGTACTTCTTCACCAAAAATACCATTATCAATATCAATTCTTTCTTGAATGATATCGTAGATAGCATGGTTACCCGGACGTATCTTGTGTTTTAATGCATACAAATCTGTACCACTCATCCAAACACATTTAGTATATCCAAATTGTGTTAAAAATGTTTTACTTTTTGTAGTACGCATTCCATGGTCTGATTCATCGATGATACACAAATGAGCCGGAATTAATTTCAATAAAACAACTTTGTTTTGGTCAAACGCATCCACGGGCCCTTCATACTCATTATTATCATCATCTTCGCATTTATTGGCGTATGCTTGATTGATACTTTGCATAGATACTAACCGTAATACAAGATCGCAAGTTTCTCGCAATTCTTGCAGTTTAGTCATCCAATCTGTTTTACCGGTGTCTACATATCCAATATGGATACCTTGTTCAAAAGTATAATCTTTGATATCTTTGGTAAGACCATTAAATGCACTAGGCCACTGACTAACAAAATCAGCAATAATACATTCTGTGATGCCCTGTGTTTGCAATGTCTTTACATACCTAGCCAATCCTAGTAATACTGTAGAGTTTTTTCCTGCTCTAGGTTTATACAATAGGAAAAAATCACGCATATTCCCACCATTAAGTAGAAAATCTGTAATGATATCTGCTCCGGACACTTGATAGTATCTAGCTTTTTTAATAAAATTTTGACGACCAATATTTTTTGCAGTAGTTACTTTACTGATAATGTCATAAAACTCCGTAATAGCTTCTTCTTTGTTACGAGGCCATTCTTTAAACCATTCAGTTCCTGAATTTTTTCCTTGACTGTTAGTAGTAGGAGGAACCCATCGGCCCTGTTTTTTTAATTCATCGTGAATTAATTCCTCAAGCGCATTTGCGGCATTCTCGCTTACGCATCCAACCGACGCCCAAGTTTCTAAAATGCCGTCAGATCCTCCTGCACTAGGATCTCTAGTTTCATTCCCATCTTCAAAAAATCCCTTACCAACCTTGGCTCTCCCAAGACTAATTAGTTCGTAATAATAATTACCATTTTCGTCTGTCTTTTTAATAACTCTAAAATAGACAATCCATGTTCTTACAGTTATACTATGTGTCAATGCATCATCAAAACAATTTAATTCACCGTGAAGAATTTGTTCCGGATGATCCTTATACCATGATACAGAATTCAAAGTAGCCACACTTCCACGTGGTGCAAACGTAGCTTTTACTGCATTATCAAAAGACGTATTCATAAACCAAATCTCAATTCAAATTCATTAATAGTTAACAGGTCAAATTCACGGCGAACTAAATCAGAGCCAAATTTGCTACGTAGTTGTTTAGCAATATCTTGTGAATACTTACTAAAGAATGATTCCCTTGCAGGGCGATTATCCATAGAAATAATTTTCTTAATTCTCTTGCTTGTTGATTTACTAGTCTTTGTCAAACGAGCATTCAATAATGATACTGCTTTATCAAAAGCTAAACCTTCAGGTAAACTATATAAATCAGAAGGGAAGTTGTCCCATGCACTATGTACATTTACATATTGAATAGTACCGATTGGATCCTGATGATACTTACCCACAACATACGCTGCCTCTCGGGCATCAGCATATGAACCCAAATGCAAACTTGTGCGTTGTTGTGCCACCACATTTCTCATTACCTCCGGGTCTGTAGGATTACCACACGCCGCAATAAACGGCTTGTCGGCATTCAGTGTCCAACTAGGGCTTAATGCCGCATAAGTATAACCAGTACGATTATTCTTGCGTACTGATTGATGTAATACTACACCATCAGAGATAAAATAAGCAGTAGTCATTTGTGTTCCTTTAGTTAAGTCAATACAAGTATTATAGCACAAGTGCCATTTAATGTCAAATTTTGCTGTATTCAGGAACCGTTTCTTCACGTGCGGCCAAGATGATATCACGGACACGTTCACGGTCTATACTGTCCCCATAGAATTCTGTACCCTCAGGGAGACGGATTTTGTAAAGTTGGGTGGCAAGACCAATTTGGGTACTAGTAAAGCCCTCTGGATAGATACCATTTGGACCATAGAAATCAAGCATATATTGTGTGAAGTTCATACTAGCTCCTTTGACTGAATAAGACTCTATTATAGACCCAAAATGATTTATTGTCAACCTTTTATTTCAATGTGTAACCATTGTGTGCAGTGAAGTGGTAAGGAGTAATGCTCTTCCCATCTGTACTTGGTACAAACCAAGCAGTCCAGGGGCTAGCATAATCCCTACCTAAACTTGTATTTCTTAATACTGTGCTGGTACTAGTAGTTAGATTATATTTTTGTACATAAGTACCATCATAAAATCCTGCAGTTGGTTTAGACCTATCGCCCGTCTTGTTTATGTACAGAATTCTATTTGCACCTTCGACAACGAATGTGAAATCCAATGCAAAGCCATACCCTAAATCTGATGGAATAAAATTACTTGGTTTATTTAAAAAATAGTTATTTCCATTGTTTAGATTTAGAGTAGCACCCAATCCATTTTCATAGTGATACCCAATTAGTAAATCTAGTTTTCCGTCTAGATTTACATCAATAAGTTCAACAGCAAATGGACCATAATCCAAAGTGTTGGTTTTACTTGCTAACAACCCATCATTTGATTCTGAGTAATATCTACCAGATTTGTCTAAAGTGAATTCTCCATTTTTATTGTTTAACAGAATGTTGATTCCCCAATTGCCTTGATTAGCTCTATGTCCCCACATAGAGTCACCTACAATCAAATCGGGATATCCGTCACCATTTAAATCAGCGGCAGTTGCACTGTGCAAATATCCAGAGAAGTTTGTTTTCTTTGATTTATATTTACCATCTGCCTGTGAAAGAATGGTTAGTCCATGTTCACCGGGATATGGTTCATAATCCCATCCAGTACATGCAACATAAATATCCGGCTTACCATCTTGGTTAAAATCAGCAACTACACCTTTGCGTGGATGTAAACAGCTTTCGGAATCACTAGTTAACAAGTTGATTTTATCCCAGCCACCAAATCCATCTTGTTCATAAAACTGTAATGTGGCATTAACTAAGTTATCTTTTGTATATTGTACTGTTGCAGTAAATAGGTCCAGATTGCCTTTGTTATTGAAGTTAGCTAGACTATATGCAAGTGGTATAGGTGTAGCTGGGAACTTAATTTGTCCATACCCGGTATTCTTCATGTTCTCATATGAAGTTGGGAATACTTTGGTTGGTGCTTTTACATACTTAGCAACAGGAACGGGTAAAGGATTAGGAGCAGGTGAACCACCGCCGCACCCTTGCAATGTAATCGTAAATAACAAAGACAACATCAATCGCATAGTAACACCTAAATGAATATAATCAATGTGTATTGTATAGCCAAACTGATTTATTGTCAACCGTAAAAAAGCCCCATTTAAGGGGCCTTTTTATTACTACTATATTATTTTTTTATAGTACTTTGATTAACAAAACCGTACATTTTTTCAGCAGTTTCAAGGATTTTGTCTAGACCAGGAAACTCGGGCATTGTGACTGTGGAAACAAGTTGACCCGTTTTTTCATCACGTTTTGCTGTTAGTTCCCAACCAGCAAATTTACTTGAGTATTCTTGTTGTACCATGTCTTTAGCCATAGCTAAAATATCGGTACGCAGTTCATAGCCATTTTTATTAAATTTAACTTCGGGTAGTTTTGGTGTATAGTCTGACATTATATTTCCTTTAAAGTGTATGTGTGTTAATTATAAATTGGTTTAGCTTGTTTGTCAACGGGTTTTGGTAATGTACCATAGTTAACCCATTCCCAATCTTCGTCAGTCATGGGCTGCCATTGATTCATTTTAGTTTACTCGCTTTGTAGTCTTTGATAGACTGTATTGCCTCTAGTAGGCTGTTAAATAGTTGTTTAAGTGTGTTCATAGAAATCTCCAATCTGATTGTTTGCGATGGAACTCGTAGGTCAATCGCTCAATGTCGCCTGCGTCTTTTGGATTTCGGCTGACTATATATTTTTCTAACTCTGTTCCGTAGGTATCTGTAGAGAAACCTAGGAACACTAATAGCATTCCTAGAATTTTCTTCATATTACTTAGCCTTTGTAGATTTAGCAGATTTTGCAATGTTAAAAGCAGGAACCATTGCTTTAACTTGATCGCCCATTTCTGTGTAGAAATCTTTGCTTGTGAAAATCATACCCAAGCTCATCATAGATTGCATTCCTGCATCCGCGGCTTGTTTGGTATATTTTGATTGTGCATCAATGAATCCGTTTAATGCTGTTTTGATGCCTTCGTGTTGAACTGTCTGTTCTACGAATTTCTTTTTAAAGTCTGAAACGCCGTCAATAAAGGCGTAAGTTGCTGTGTTAAACATTTTATATCTCCTATGTGTGTGTTTAAAATTGGGTTTTTATGAAGAACCCCTAACTTCATATATATTTATGCCGTCTGATAGATTTCTCTATATTTTGACATAGCCAATTCTCTGCCTAGAAACAATCTTAACTTGACATAATCAGTTAATTCCTCATTGTTAATTAAAGAGGTTTGAATCTTTAATATGATACGACGAGAATTGACTAATATGTCCTCATCACCAATTAGAACATTATTAGGATCAAGACCCCAAGTTTTAATTGCGATAAGTCTGTATGGATTACTTCTTAGAAGCTTCGGCTTTTTTATCGTCAGCTTTTGCTGGACTAGCAGGCTTTGCATCACTTTTTGTGTCTGCCTTGGGAGCATCCTTTTTCTTAGCCAACTTCATTTCTTCTTTTGGTGCTTCTGCTTTAGCCGGTGCAGTAGCTGCCGGAGTAGCTGTTGCTGGCTTAGCGGCAGGGGTTGCAGTCTGGGCGAATGCTGTTAATGACAATGCTGATAGGATTACGATTGCTAATGTTTTCATTTTAAGATTCCTTTAAGTTAATGAAGTAGATTTTTATTGTCTACATATATATAACGCGGTAGCTATGTATTTCGTTGACATAAATACTACTATGTTATATATATCTTATCAGGGAATTTACGACGGGCAAAACTACGAATATGCCAACACACCTGACCAAATAGGTAAATCATTTAATAACGGATTTGCTTGTATGGTTGACGTTTGGAGAATAGATAGTACTCTTTGTGTAGGTCCAGAAGAAGCACCTATCCCGGTAACTGACAAATATCTACAGGGTAATCGTTTTTGGATTAAATGCGGAAATCAGGAAACATATGATTGGTTTACTACACAATCATTAAGACAATATCCCAACTATTTCTATCAACCCAATTCTAATGTAAATGCATTAACTAGTAGCAATAGGTTATGGACACCCGGAACAGTTCCGGTAAATGATACTAGCATTGTTGTTCTACCTGAAATAAAAGACAGGGCATTGTTTAGCACTGTGCAATTAAGATGCTACGGAGTATGTAGCACCTATCTAACCTTCATTAAACGTATGCGTAATGAAGGAGAGTGGTATTAACCACCCCTACCCGTTCTACGAACAACACTTGCACCTCCAAAACCTTTATTAGGCTTTGGGACTTTCTGTTCAGATTTTTTACCTGTTAACATTGGTGTATTTTTCTTTTTAGCTTCGTTAGCTAAATTAATGAATGGATTTGGGTTTTTCTTTTCTGTCATTTTTTTACCTTTATGCTATCTAAATATTCATTTACATTTCCATACAAGCTGACCAACATAGCTATTTTGCTATCATAAAATCTTATATAGGGAAAGCTTTTCTTTCCATCTTTATTTACCCCCATATAATAGGGGCATTTGATTTTTTTATTAAGTTCTAATATATAGGCATGATATTGAGTTTCTGGTTGTAATTTTAACTCATATTGATAGAATTCTATTTCTGCCATTCTGAATGCTAAATCACCTACATCAGTTAAACGTAGTCCATCTTGGCGCCCAGTCATCCACCACTTGAATAGTAGCTTATCTACTGGGATAGTTTTATCTTGTTTTAGGGAATCAGGAAGTTGAGCCAATACAACTTCTGTAATAGTTTCTTTAAGGGTCTTACGTTTACTCATCTGGGTAGACAACTCTACCTGAATTCATAAACACTACTGTAAACTTATCTGTTTTAAATTGTAGGTTTAGTTTACGACACAAATTACGTGCGTGTCCTGGATTACTAAAACTAGTTTTTTTATACTTAGGTGTCGCTTCGCTATCTAAATAATGCTGACTTTTTAGATTAATAGGTTGACCCTCATAGAACACAGCCCATATGCCAGAAGCTTCTACAATCTGGTCACATTTGTATGTTACTTTGTCTACTAGTTCAATTAAGACTTTAGGTTGTGTCCTAGACATTAAAATCTACCACCGTTTAATTCTATTTGAAATACAGGTTCTGCTACAACCTTATTTTGTGATAACTCATAGTTATCAATAATTAATTTACTCAATTCATCACGCAATACCCGAGCCTCACTGATAGGAATTACAACATCTTTTCCCTGTCTAGTCTCCATCATGGATACTTTGTCTATAAATCGTTTTATATGTAACATTAACTATTTATCGTTTTTTTAGCCTCAATTTCAGTTTTATAAGGTCCTTGATAAGGATAACGCTGAATAAAGATATATTTAGGGCAAAAAACTGTTTCTTTCTCACTACCTTGTTGAATTACAAACCAACCGGCTGCATGATAGCATTTACTTTTGGGCCCTGTAGTAAACAAATGTAATTTACGTTTGATATCTAACATGCTATTAAAGACTTTTCCTGTTGTAGGGTATACCTTAAAGGGCAAGTCATGTGTAGTTTTATCTACCTTTTGTGCAGTTTCAAATTCAATATTTGTTTTACGTTTGATAGCTGAAGTATTTTTATAATGGCTTTTGTTACCGTGTAATTTTACTTCAAATCCTGAACCGTCAGCTATTACATTACCTACTTTTTCTTTACCATTAGTAACTATCCAAAATTGATTTTTAACTACGGGTTTTGCAATTAGTGTTTTTGTCATATGTGTTTCCTCTGTGTAAGTATACTATGTTTAAATGTACATGTCAACCTTTGTACCAAGATTATATAGATATTGGTACTCTTGGTATTCTCGGGTAAGTTTTAGTGATTCATACCGTTTAATTTCTTCAACATGTTGTTGGAAATCTCTGTCTTGGTCCAAACGTCTAGTTGATTGTGCTGTTACTATCTTTTCTTTTTCTATATCTTTAGCCGTAGCAATATCTCGGACTTTTGACAATTCCATAGCATCCTTTAACATATTATACCGTAAGGTATAATTAAGCAAGGGAGTAGGAGTAGATATTTTATTCATTCAATTCCAAAATGTTTTGTAATTGCTTTCTTTGCTTCTACAATACTACATGCATGTTGTGATTGGTCAAATGTAGTATGTACATGCGATTTCCCAGCACTATCAAGTGCTAATACACATTCATCAATTAATAATTGTGCCAGTAACCCTACTGCAAATCCATCATCAGTAATACATTTTTCAGCAAGTTCTTTAAGTTTTTCGTTATCCATATTCATCCTTATTTAAATAGTTTTATATCCTTGTGTTTTACAATTATAACACGATGTATATTATCTTTATATTTAATGGGCAAATCTAGGTGCACACTAATACGTGGTCCTTCAACCTCATTAATTAGTGTGTCATTACCCACAGTACCAACGAATGGAATTTTATTCCATTTTCCTATAACACGATCACCGATATTATATTTACCAGAGTATCGGTTTGCTTTGAAATATTCTGCTAAACTTGCCATTATAGCATAAACTGTTTTAATAAATTACTTGCCAAAGACAAGTCCTCTACTAGTGGTTCATCTAGCATTTTACGATATTCTACAATGATTTCCATAGCATACGCCTGATCCTCATCATCCAATGAGTACCACCACTTATGCAATTCTTCTGGTGTTTTGTTTAAAATGTATTGTAAGTTGTTGTAATCTCTATTCATTTTATTCTCCTAGTTTTTCCCAAATGTATTCAGATTCTTTCATATATGCTACTGGTTTAAGCCAGCCACTACTAATACATTTTTCAATAATTAACATATATTCTTTTGGACAATCTTTTGTGATTTCCATTGCGGCACGTGTAGCAATAGTTATACCATCCTCAATAATGAAGTCAGGATCTTTATTATGTATCTTTCTAATTGTCTTTTCAGGAATAGTAAAGGTCATACTTCAACACTAAAATGTTTAATGATTATATTTAGTGCATTGATAGCTGCCATATTACCGGTAACATCCTCAGGGTGTAACCAAACACCATTTGGATTATCTTCTGTCTGCGGGTTCTTACGCCACGCAGTTAACTCTTTTGTGAGATAACTCTTGTATTCTTTTAAATTCAGCAAGGTAATACGATCCGCTGTCTCACTGTCAATTGTAATAGGTCCAATACGTTTGGTCATAATTTTTGGTCAGTCAATGTTGTAAAAAAGGTTTTAACTTTGGTATCATTATCCCATGATACTGTATAATCATTGTCCTTATCAGATAAAGCTAATGCCTCATCATACGTAACTACACGATGACTGACAATCTGTTCGCCAAGGTACTCCTGGCTGAATTCCTTTGCCTCTTGCATTGTTACTGCATCTAACGCCCATAATGTTTTGTCATTATCATAGTCATCAGTACCTACGGGCACTTCAACCATATAACGATTTCTAAATGTACTAACACAATCTACAAGAACCCATTGTGTTTCTTCTTTGTTACTCATACTAAACTTCCCTTATAAGGATTGTTTAACCATTTTGCATATGTATCAGCTTGTTCACTAATCTTAGTCAACTCGTATTTACCACAAAATTTCATAAAATGAATGCCAACTTGAGGAGTAACAGTTGTACGAACACCTTCACGAATGTTCGTATCTACTGATAATTTAACATCATCTGGCTGACAAGTCAAATCAATCAATACCCGATTACGTTCATAATCATCACGTACACGATGTTCTACTTCATTGTGGTCAGACCAGCGTTGCAACATCATGTTGTTCCACGAATAGCCTTGTTTATTGCGGTCAGCATAAGCTTCCATCAATCCAACTTTGTTTTTGCTACCTTTACTACGCACACCTGGATAAGCACTGAATACGTTATCTGTAGCGTCGCCACGCATACATTTTTCGAAGAGGATAAATTGTGGATCACCTAACAGTTTTGGTTCACTTGTTTTCTTATCCTTAACAAGTTTACCCTTGTCATCAAAATAACCATCTAGTGTAATTAATTGATTAGTAATTCCATTGTACTGTTTTACATTTTCTGTAATCAGTTGGATGTAATCACTATCGCTACTGATAATAAAATGTTCATCTTCTGGATGCAAGTGAATGAATCGGGCAATCAAGTCATCGGCTTCTGCCTTAGGATCACGTAATACACTTACATTAGTTTTCTCTCGTAAGAAGGTTGTGAACTTTTCATAGGTGTCCCAGAACATTTCATTTTCTTCTTTTTCAGCTTGTGTTTGTGCTTGCGTATCCACAACACGATTTTTCTTATACGGCTCGTAATAGTCCTTACGCCAGCTTCTACCCTCTAAACAGAACACCACGTGGTCAATACCAAATTTGCGAACTATTTGATTACACGATGCTAGTGTAAGATGTAGTGCCATTCCGATCTTTTCCCATGTATCACTGTTGCGTGATGCAATGTGACGGGCACGGAAGAATGTGTTTGCTGTATCAATAAGTGCGTACTTCATGTGAATCTATTAAAAGTTGATATTCATCAGTATACACTATTTGTGTATTATTGTCAACTGTTAAGATAGGACTAATTACCCCTTCCCATGAACAGCGATACTTATCCCATATTTCACCAATAGGCCTAAAGTTCTCAAAGGTAATTTTTAAAGGACTATTAGGATTTCGGGTAGAATAAAACTCATATGGAATTAACATAAAGAATAATCTACGTGACTCGACGCCGGGCGCAATCATACAAACTCTTAGTGTTCCTGTTTTATTTTCTATGCCAATAGATGCTTGATATGCACCGGACTCGTATCGTACAGCACTGGCAAATTTAGCATCCGTGCCGTCTGAAAAATCCTTATGCCACGCATTATGCAGTAACCTAATAGTATGTGGCATATGTTTAGCCAACACACTTTCCCAAAATGCACCTTTATTGTTATTATCTTTTACAATTTCCCTAATCATAAAGGATCTGACTGATTCAGTCTCACTTTCATGTAAATTATTAACTAACTCATGTAAAAATTGAGGATCAAATTTATCAGATTTTTGAAGTTGTTCGGGTAATTCAATTGGTTCAATGTAATCTATATATTCAAACATATCATTCATAATTAACTTACCTCTGTTCTACCGTTACCTAAATCTTTTGTACGAATAACTCTTGCATCACGGCTTTCTGTACGGTTCTCCGGATCAGCTACCTGCTGTTCATACATCTCTAATGCTACATTGCGACATACTGTCTGAAACCATCTATCAACTATGATTACATCTGTATCATCTTCACGTTGCCTATAACCTGCTTTGATAAGATTTAATACAAACTTATCATTGAAATCTAAATCAAATGCACCATCATTGATGTTCTCAGGATTGATTTCTACTTTAGTAATAGCAATATAGGGTTCACCTGCCGCCGTTGCTTTTTCTTTTTCAGTAAGTTCAGTCTTAGCTTTAACTTGTTTAGGAGTAGGCTTAGGAAGCTCTTTCCTAGCAATAGGCGTATCCTCTTGCTTTTTAAATAAGTTTTTTAGTTTTTCAAACATTTGTATCTTTCTAGTAATTTAAAGCTGGCAAGATTCTTTGCCTTCGATTCACACATCATATCAAAATTATCAATAAATGTCAATGCCCAATCATTCACCGCTTCGTTCCAATAGTAATCACTATGTGCCCGAAGTTTCTGTTTACTATATCCTGCTTCAATCAACGCATCATGGGCGGGACGTTCGTGTCGGGAGTGTTCAACAAGACAATCTTCACGGCTGACGGAGTAATGTAAAGTAGGCCTGACACCGCGCCAGCTATCCCTAACCATTTTAACCCGATCATCAGTCGATTGAATATATTCTCCCGTTTTAATCCAATGATGGTGAATGTCCATGACCGTAGGGACGAGGTCAGATAACGATAAGCAGTCAAGTAATCCATGTGTGTATTCTTCATTTTCTAGTGTTAGTGTGTTTCGTGCCTCGGGGCTGAGTCTACCATAAACATCTCTGATACCCTGAGGACCTTTTCTACCAGAGATATGTACATTGATTTTGATATCTTGAAATTGTTGACCATAACCCATCCAACGAGCCATGTCACAATGATATTCAAATTCTTCTATACTCTTATTTACTACTTCTTCACGGTCACTTGCTAAAACAACAAATTGGTCAGGGTGAAAACTAAGACGGACATCATTGGCACGTGCGGTCTCACCGATTGGCGCAAACCATCGTTCTAAACTGTTTTGTACATCAGTTGAATGCCAAAATTCTTTGTATCCATCCATAGTATAAAAACTGAGCATATCACTAGTAAGGCGCAACATACGCAATTCAGGTTCTAATGTAGCTACACGCTTAACCAATGCATGTGTATTAAGAATGTTACGTTTAGCAACATCCATAATCTTTTCTTCTACAACATCACGCTTATTACGCTTTGCCCATGCTTGTGTAGTACCACCCGTGTTAAGACCTTCGGCTGAAACAATCTCACCCTTTTTGTTGATTTCTGCCCATTTACAAGCAAAGCCGATGCGTTTGATAGATTGATTTGTCAAAGTAATAGTCCAAAGTGATAAATAATAGATGTAGTGTAGCATACCTACGCAATAAAGTCAACTATTTACGGATACCACTATGAGAGCAAACGAATTTATCACTGAAGCCGCTAATCCAGCACAACAAGCCGCCATTGCCATTAGTAAGAAGAAAGAGCAAGGAATTGATGAGGATTGGCAAAAGGTCAATAAAAAGGATAAGACTGACGGAATGAGTAAAAAAGCGGTCAGTGCTTATCGTAGAGAGAATCCTGGTAGTAAACTAAAGACGGCTGTAACTACTAAGCCAAGTAAGTTGAAAAAAGGTTCTAAAAGTGCTAAACGCCGTAAATCATTCTGTGCAAGGATGAGTGGAATGAAGAAGGCTCATGCAAGTGCTAAGACTAAACGAGATCCAGATAGCCCAATCAATAAGGCACTACGTAGATGGAACTGTGAGAGTGTAGAGCAAATGCAAGAGTTAGTAATGCTAGCTGAACAATTTATCCGTAAGTCTAAATCTTAAGCAAATCCTCTATAGTATAAAGGTTCTTCATATAAGGTGACACATCTTCAAGTACATAGTACTCAATATCACCTTTTCTTCTAGGTCCTTTGATAATTTCAAAGTCACATTTATTGACTTTTTGAAATAGATTAGCCATCTCATTTACAGTGTAACCTACACCGTGACCCAAACATTCAATCTGATTAGCCGGTTTCTCAATTGCCTCACATAATGCATGACAGATTTCTTCTACATGAACATAATCACGCACACACGTACCATCACTGGTGTTTGGATAATCGCTACCATAGATAGTGAATGATCCAATTTCCGGAGCCTTCATTAGATTATAGAACAATCCATCGGGGTTAGTGGGAGCCACGACGGTGCTTCCAATAACATTATAAAATCTAAAGACTGTATATGGTGTTGATCGATGGGTTGTACAATATTCTCTTACCACATCTTCTGCCGCACGTTTACTGATACCATAAGCACTGGTACAATCTTGTGCGGCACCTGTACTAGCAAAGATAAAGTTCTTTGTCTTTATTCTGTTAATAACATTCATGGTACCGTTTAAATTAGTGATATAGTATCTGATGGGCATTATTTCGCTTTCACCTACACGAACTAAGGCTGCTAAGTGAATTACACAATCATATTCAATATCACCCGGGATAACAAATTGTCTATTGATATCGCAACGATAAAACTCATTGAGTGGTGCTTGTGGTTCATCAATATCTAAGCCATGTACTTCATATTCATTCTCAAGCATTTTGCATAGATGACTGCCAATGTATCCTGAGCATCCTGTAATTAAAATCTTTTTCATAAACCCTCAAATAATGATAGACCTTCTGCTTCTTCTATTGGTTCAAAGTTTGGATCTTTTGTTAAATATGTATCGTCATCTGTATAGATAACCCTAAATTTATGCTTGTTGGTTAACACACTACGTACATCATCAATACAAATAATACTACGGTTTAGATCACCAATAAAATCAACGTGTTTAGTTGTAGTCTCATTGCATATTTTTGCTGTATTACTATTGGATTTTCTAGGTTCAAAATCATTAAAACAGTTGTTCCATTTATGAAAGACAGTAGCTTCTTGTTCTTGTGCATGTTCTAATGATCCCAAGTTATACCATCTTTCTGCTTTTTCAAAAATATCATACAACTCTTTTGCTTTACTTGCCATGTCTTTTTTAGTACAAGTATAAAAGAAATCTTTGTTAAAGTTATTAGTCCAACGTTGATGTTCTAACACTAATGTAGGCATTTGAATATGCTGTTCATAGAATGCCATACCATAACTCTCAACAATACTAGGATTGAATGCAATTCTAGCACTTGTCATAAAGTTAACTTTCTCTTGACCAATGATACCTACACGAATTTCGTAAGATACACCTATCTTCTTTAATCTATCTTCAAACTTCTTTGCACCATTTGCACTAGTCATTACTTTTGCTGGTAGTTGTGTTTGTTCAATCAAGTCTAAAAACAACTCAGGATTTTTACCTTCTTCCCATCTACCAACAAACAATATACCTTCACGTGGCTTATGATGTTCTTCTAATAAACCCTTTTCTGTGATAGGAATAGGAAGATGATAGGATGATTCATCTAAGTGTACTTGATTGAATTTACTTTGAGTTCCTATATCAATATTCGTTGTGCTTAATTGTTGACGCATCATCACATTGGTGTTGTTTAAAAAAGGATTTTTAGTATCGTTAAAGATTTGACTTTCTAAGTGTGTGTATGCAATGATTTGAATACAATCTTCAAGTCCCATTGTACTAGCTACCTGTACAGTTTCATATGTATTGCATATCAGTACATCATACAAATTATGTTCCAGTGCTTCTACAATAGCATTACGGAAGTTAGCCATTCGCTCATAGCAGAATGTATCACCGTACATAAAGATATTGCTATGGTCGGTATACTTTAATGACTCTAATGGGGCAATAACATTTGCTTTGATAGATTTAACAAACTCAGTATCTTGGGGTTCTTTATCGGTAATGATATCAACTTTAATATTATGTTGATCCATTAGTTCACAGAAGCTTTTTGTAAATTGCCCTATTCCCCCATGAGGGATGAGGGTTTGATAGCTTACTAAAAAGCCAATTCGTTTATCGTATGTTCTCATTTATCTTTTACAGTAGGTACATCTTGCCATTCAGTCCATTCACGTTTTTTAGTAAAACTGCCGTTAAGGGTAGTTGTACCGTAATCAGTTACTTCACTTTGTGTTCTATATTGTAACACTTTTTCTGGTCCGTCCCAACCGTTTCGGACCAGATATCTTAATTCATACATATATTTACCTTTTTAATAACCACATAATGTGGGCATTCTTATCATGCCATTTGTGTTCAAATATGGACTCACCTGGCCCTGTCCACATTGCTGTAATTCTATAACCATATTTTAACCAAATTAACTTGCCTGTTAACACGCATCTTTTAGGCAACCATGCAAACTTAAGGGTTGATCCTAGGCCTCTCATTAATGCATTGTTGTAAAATACATCATCAGATATTGGATAATCTAACATGTAGAGACTATTTTATGTGCCCCACTCGTTTTTAAAGAGTGGTACTTGTAGTCTATCACTATAACGATAACCACGATTCATTGCTTCAATAGCAACATTCTTTGCATTCATACTATAAATAGATTCTACACCACCACATGGCATAAAGTATACTGGACCTCTAAATCCACCATTACGAAACTCTTGTACGGCTTTGTCTGCCTCAATTGCATCCTCTTTAGTAGCGATAACAAACTTCAAATATACAAAGCCGATACTTTCATATTGACGAATAATACTAGGACAAATAGCTTCTTCCCACTTCTCACCACTGATACTTAGTTTAGGGCTAACACTAAATGTAAGTGCATTCTTTTCTCTGTTAATCTTCCAACCCTGTAGATAGACTGATAGGTCTTGGCTTAGTTCTTGCGTTCCATTAGTTTCAAATGTAATCTCTTTCAATGACCTCATCTTCTCGTTTGAAAGCAGTTCTGGATACGCTCTTTGCCACCCAAGAAGAGGTTCACCACCAGTGATGACAAGGTGCTCATCCATCCAGCGATTGTGAGGAAGCATAGCCATAATGTCGTCAACAATATCATCGGTGGGGCGAACAGGACTAAGATGCTTAAACCTAGGATCCCATGAAGCATAACTGTCACACCCTGTACTGACCAACGGTAGTTTTTTATAATCATCATAATAGTGAACCCTTGCGGCAATATCTTCTACTTCTTTACTTACTTCACCTTTAGGCATGCCGAAGCCTGCACATTTAAAGTTACAACCAAATGTTCTTAGGAATACACTAGGTACTCCCATGTATCTACCTTCACCTTGAATACTATAGAATAGTTCTGAAATTTTTATGTTACTCATATTTTACCAATTATGTATTGTGTTTGCTATAATGAAACAACATGTTATCACATGTAGTACCACCCAGAAAGTTTTTAGGAACAATGCAATCTTTGCTTCACGCAATGTAAGAATGGGGACATCAGGCCTGTCATCATCGGTGTTACCCATTAGATGACCGGTCGCTCTTGCCCAAATTTTCTCAAGCGAATTCATTGTCTTCCCTATGACCACTGCGACCTGCCATATTGCTATCAGTCTCACGTACCTCTACTCTGCAACACCATACACGTTTAGCTTCTTCACTACCGCAGTTAGGCAAAAAGATTGTGTTAATGTATTCGTATAAGAAGTCTGATAATCCTTCACAGCCCGTGCGCTCTACTTCTGTAATCTTTGCCAGCTTCAATCTACCTAGTTCTAGTAAATGTTCACGCATTGGGTCATCTTGTGCTACTAACAGTGTATGGTCAAACCATTCTTCTAGTTTATCTTTAAGTGGTCGTAATCCACCGAAGTCAGTTACCCAGTTACGTGCATCTAATGTATCAGCTTCAAATTCAAAGTGAAAACTCATAGCATAGCCATGAATCAAGTTACAATGACTGTCAGCACGCCATTGACGATATGCTACAGGACCTATTTGTCTGTATGTTTTTGTTGAAAAGAATTTTTTGTTTGCCATTGTGTTCTCCTATGTTATATTATAGCATAGGACGCAGAGTTTGTATACCGGGATGAGCCCAAAGAGACCGGTTATCTTATTTATTAAGAGTGTTAATAATTTGGGCATCAGCTACCCGTTTTCTTAAACTACTAG